TCAAACTTTCATAGAGTTTTGACTTAACCGCTTGTCTAATCATCCCACTGGGACAATGATGGATTCGAACCACCGAAATTACTGTAAACACTTTTCGTTTTCCCTTTGTATTTTTAAAGAACATTTATAAGTTTTGAAGAATTTCGTTGGTTTTGTTTTCGTAGGTTTCTGATTTGCCGTCAAATTTACTGTAAAAACCACCAGTTCTTCATTCGAAATCTACTGGCGCAGTCTTCTTCTGACTTACTTTCAACGGAGTGTATGCCGTTACCTTTAAATTTCATTTGTAGCGTTGGACAGGACTCGAACCTGTGATTCCGAGCTTATGAGGCTCGTGAGATGCCGCTTCTCTACCCCGCTATATGCGTCTCAAAATTTTCAAATTCCTTTCTTACAAAGGATTTATCAAATTTTCCTAAATCTTTTATAACGTATGGTTCATACCCACAACCAATAATTTCTTTAATTTTTAATTTATCTCTATTCTCTGTTTGTAATAATGAATGATTTTTCGATATTTTCTTATAATGCCAAGCACCATTCCATAATACTGCAATTTTATAATCTTCAATAATTACATCTGCATCCCATCCATTAAAAATTTGCTCATTACAAAGAACCAACTTAAATTTCTCACAACATAATTTAGCAAAATATATTTCGTTTTTACTTCTTTTATTTTGTGATTTTACCGAACATAAACCACCAATTCTTTCATACCCTTTCAGTGGCATTCGGAATTTTGTGGCACATGAATGTCCACAAAATCTTTGGTTTACTTTCTTCTGCTCAAAACTATTTCCACAATATTCACAATTAATAAATTTAACCTTTTTATTTTTTAATGAAAGTTTATCTTTTGTTCCTTGTGAAAGTACTCTCTTATTAGCACAGCCTCGTGAACAATAATATATTTTCTTTTGTGGGTGTAGTTTTTCACGTTCATTTACAATAAAAATTTTAGTACATGAAATACATTTAACCGAATAATCAACAAACTTACCATATTTTTTATCATTTTTTTGAGTATTTTGAAACTCATTTTGACAAGAAACATTACAAAATTTATTTTTTACCAATTTTCCACAATTCAAACAATTATTCATAATACATATTTATTATAAATACTGCGGACTTTTAAATCGAACCATAGTTTTCAAAGAACATTTTATAAAATTAAAAGGATAATTCGTTTGTTATTGTTTTTGTTAAAAATATGGATTTGACTCCACGACCTTCTGCCTGAAAAGCGGACGCTCTACACTGAGCTAATTTTCTGTAATAACACACAGTTTCCTTTTTATATGGTGGGGAAGGCGGGATATGAACCCACAATCAACTGTTTCATAGACAATCTGCTGTACCTTTTCTGTAAACACAACCAGTTCTCCATAGGAGTATTACGATAGTATTTTTGAATTTTTATTCGCATACTTCCCCATATATCATTTTCAAAGTTTAAAAGAACATTTGTCCCATTTGGACGATGCAAACATAATACACTTAAAATTAATATGCAAGTGTTTTTCAAAAAAAATAAAAAAAAATTTTTATAATCGTCTGGGAATATAAATACGTGTTGTGCAGAAAAAAGTATTAAAATTTATAAAAAATTTTCACTCTTTTTTCACAACTTCATCATTTACACGTAGTTTGACGAGATAATCGTGCATATTTTTTTGTGCAGGACTCACATCATCAGGGTTAATTAGCATTCTTTTTTCCAGTTCATCTAAGTCAATTTTTTTCTTAATTACAGTAAATTTTTTCGATTCTTCCGCAATTTGAGGCTCTATTTTCGGTTTAGTTTCTTCCAGTTTTACGTCAATTTCAGTCGTTTTTGCAATTTCGACATCACCTGTCAATTCCAGTATTGGTTCATTTACACCCTCATTTACACCCTCACTTATTCCCTCATTTACACCATCAATATTTCCAATAGGTACGTCTTCAATAGGTACATCTTCAATAATTTCAATTAAGTCATTTTTTTCTTTTACAGTATATATCGGCTGTTCTTTTTCTTCATTATATATTACACCCCCAAAATCTACAATTTCTTCTGTTACAGTCTTTTTTTCTTCAGTTTGTGGTTCTACAATATTATTGTCTTTCATATATCTATCACGCATATCTTTTTCTAATGGGTCTTCGGAAGTATCGGGCAATGCTGCACTTAAAGCCACATTTATCAATCCACTACCCCCTGCATGTTTTTCAATATTTTCAGCAATTACATCATAAGCAAGTTTCTTTTTAGCATCATTAGCAGTACCAACATATCTTGGGTCATTAATAATGATTTGCATTGTATCATTATTGAATATACAATCTTTAAATGTCTGACCATCTTTAACCATTCTTGCTTTGATAATTCTAATGCTTGCAAGACTTGCTTCCTGTTGGTCGGGAGTTTTAGCAACTGACATAAAGAAATGTGCTTTCTGTACTCTTTTAATATTACCACCAGTTTGTTGTGCTTCTACAAGTTCAGCACCAATACCAGAACGGTTACTTTGAATTGCAGACCAACATGGAATATCTAAATCACTTGCCATAGCTTCAAATGATTTAATAATTACGAGTTCGGCTTCATTACGGTCTGGTGCTCTTTTATGAGACTCAAGACAATCGAGATAATCAAGTACAACTATATCATATTTAACACCCGTTCTTTTTTGTTCTCTAATAATAAAGTCTTTAACATCCCGCATAGTGGTATCTTCCTGACTAAACTTCTTTATTGTTAGTTTTCCAGGTCCCATTGTATTAATGTGTTTACGTGATTTTTCTAATGCTTCATCATTTCTTTCATCAAGTTCACTCAAAGCAATTCCTGTCCAAATTGTAACATGCTTTCTCTGAATTTGTTCAATTGTGTCCTCAAATATAATCTGCAGTACATTATAATTATTTTCACGAGCAGTATTTGCAATTTTGGTAAGTAGAGTTGTCTTACCAACACCTGTCGGAGTAAGAATTAATCCAATTTCACCCTTACCCAATCCACCACCAGTAAGACTATCAATTGTTTTAACACCCGTAGGTATTGTTTTACGGAACTCTTTTCTCAGTGCTTTTTCAAGACTTTCAGTAACGTCAATACCATTATCTTCCTTATTACCAATTAACGAAATTTTACGAAGTCTTTCTTCAATCTCGGCAACAGCATATTTGTCTTTTATTTGACCGTTTTTAACTTTTATAAGAATTTCTTCTGCAAATTTACGGTATTCCTGTTGCTTGATAAACATTGTAGTCGATTCTTGAACTACTTCGCCATCATGCATTAATGACTCATTAAGAATTCTTTCGTTCCACAGTCTAATTCTTTCAACTACGGCAAAAAGAGATTCTTCCTCAATAACATTATTGGGAGTTTTAAATTCGTTTATTGCTTGTTTGATACTCTGATTCTGCAGATTTGGTACTTTACCATAAAGTTTCATGTATTCCAAGATGATGAGAAATAATTTCTTGAAATTCGGGTCATCAAAGTACTCTACCGCTAAAATTGGAATTGTTTTTTCGGCATATTCTGGTTCCACCAGCAATTGCCACATCAATTTTTGTTGAAATTCCGGACCTTTATATGCTGTTAAAGTATGTTCTGTATTTTCGCTCATTAAAATATGTGTTTAGGAAAAAAAGGCAGTTGTCGGGTAATATAAAAGAAATAAAAACCACAAAAAAACATAATTAACACCCTACAATGAAAACAACCGACAACTGCCAGTATTATTAGTACTCCACTACCTTCTCATTTTTCTGAGCAATTCTTCTCTTTTTCCCAGAGAAAGTTCTCTGATTTGATTAATCGACATTCCCCTAACATTGATTAAATCATAATCATCCCACATATTTTTTTCGTCACTAATCATAATTTTTGCGGCAATAGTATTTGTGATTTCGACTACTGCTTCAACTACATCAAGCGACCATCTTGCAACAGGATTGAACCCATCAACATAAAACAAACGTTCTACGATAGGATTTTCATTAATATAGAGACCTATTTTACATTCTACACCCCTGATTGTTTTTTCTTCGATTTGCTGAACAATTGCTTGTGGAGCATATTTCATTTCGTTTCTGTATTTTTGAGGATATGAATCAATCAAATCCTGGGTATAATGATATAAATCATAATAAGCATTATTGCCACAATCATAAATTATATCATATTTTTTCTTTGAAAGAGTTTTTTGCAATTTGGTAATTGCACGAGGTAAGATATCCCTTATGTCTATGGAATACCTTGTAAATGGGTTGAACTTGTCTGCATCAAAAACTTTTTCACACAATAATACGTTGCCTTGCATTAAGACAAATCTGAATGTATTATTATAGCTTTTTTCGTTCATGGAGTTTATTTTTTAAATTGTTAATACTAACTACAAATATAGATTGAAATAAGCAAAGATGAAAGACTTTTTCAGGAATTAGGCTTAATATTTTTATTGTATTCCTTAAGTAATTCTTTCTCATGCTCTATAACCACATAAAATGGTTCAACGTAATTCGGAAATGTGCCTGTATATATTGTAAGAAATTCGTCTTCATTCATCATTTTAATGAGGTTCTTACTTCCTCTGTCAGTAGGATTTAATGGCATTTTAAGCTGTTCCAGTTCTTCTCTTGCTTCAGTGTTTAGAAAGGGTTCACGTAAATTGACTAATTTATAATTCATTATTAACCTATCGATATTTCCCAAAAGATTTTCAAATATCTTTAAGGGTTTTTGACCACTTAATACCCTTTCTTTATTCATCTTATCGGCTTCCTTACAAATTTCTCTTACAGTATATTTTTTATATCGCATGTCAGGAAAATGTTTTAATAACATATCTTCTCCAATACCTTTAATGCCTGCAATATTATCTGCAACGTCACCCGTAATGACTTTCATTATAAGTGCATTTGTATAATGGTGACCAAATTGCAAAGAATAGTTTGCTTTTGTTATTGGCATATCGATATTTGCAAACAATATTGTGATATTCAAATCCAATAATTGCGCAAAGTCTCGGTCATTAGTATAAAGATATATTTCTTCCTTACTTTCATATTGCACGCAATAAGATGCAATTAAATCGTCTGCTTCAATATCATCTATTTCAATCTGTCGCAAAAATAAATCTTCTGCGTATGCTTTAATTCTCTGTCGTTGTTTTAAAATGGATTCTTCTTTTTCTGCTTCTTTGCGGATTTCCGCATCAGTCAATTCAATTTTTTTGTGCCACGATTTATTTTTACGATTGGCTTTGTACGCAGCATCAATGTGATGTCGATAGACACCGCCATTTTGACCATCCCAGACTAAAACGACTTTATTGATTTTGTGTTGCTTGATTAATTTGCGTACAGTTGTGAGAAAAGAATATAATCCACCAATGTGTCCAAACTTATTGGTATGTACATCCTTTGCTCCGTTAAACGACCTTTTCAACAGATAGGAAGAATCCACTAACAAAGTTCTTATTCTCATCCCTCTAATGTGAAACTTTCGTCTTCGCTTACTTCTTTGTAGGTATCTACAATGTCACTTGCCTCAATATCAGTACTGCCAAGTGCATTACGAAAAAACAACAAATTATCTTTCTTATAATCTTCAATACCTTCTGGTAATATAAATCCGTGGGGTGTTGAAATTATTTCACCTTCAAAAGAAATTCCACCGAGAGGACCGTCAATCTGATTTTTTGCTACATTTACTTTTGTCTGAATACCATAAGCAACATTTCTTGTTTTGCTTGTTGCTGAAATAATTTTTGTTGAATGTGCAGCAATACCCCCAAAGTGATAAATAAGACGTGAACCATAGAAAAATGTTTCACCGCCCTTGTGCTTAACAACACCTTGACCCATATTGTCAAGCCAAATTTTCTGAACACCAATAACAGTATTTGTATATTGTCTGTTTTCTTTTCTACTGCTCGGTATTGTGTTGTTTAAAAGATATTTGAATGCCTTTTCAAATGCCCCGGCATTCCACATATTATTATCATTGGTATTTTTTTCTTGTGCATTGATTGTCTTGATACAGTCTAATGTTCCCAATGAATCAATTGCAAATAATAAATCATATGGAAGATTGCCAGCTTCTTGTTCATCAAGAAAATAATGAAACGCTTCTGCCATGTCTTCAATACTTGCTTCTCTTCTTTTAGGGTCTTGTTTCTTGCCGAAATTCTTCAATAGAAAATCATTGTTAACAAGAAAATGGTCACAATTCCAATCAAAACCCATTTTTTTCATACGTTCCGGACCTAAATTGTTCTCGGTATCAATAATAATTGGAAGTATGCCCATTTTAGGTGCACTAACAATTCCTTCAGAAATTGCAGTTGATTTACCTGTATTGGTAAAACCACGTGCTAATGAAACATATCCAACAGGAAATCCGGGAAGTCCGGTTGCTTTTTGCAATGCTTTAGATGCAGGTATCCATTTTAAGGGTTTGTCGGGAACATCTTCTCCACCAATTTTTTTCTTAAAATCGTTTAGGGAAAAATTTTTCTTTGGCGTAGGTTTCCTTGCGGGAGTTGCAGGAACTTCCTTTTCACTATCTTTTGCCATGTTAATGTGTTGTATTAAAGTAAATTAAAGGGGAACAAATATATTCCCCTTTAATTCTTTTCAAGTAATTTTTAGAAAGGTAAGTCAGAGTAATCTGATGAATTTTCTTCATCAATATCACTCGCAAGGTCTTCATGTTCGTCTTCATCAACAGGAAGAACAGTTTTTGCAGTAATATCATTTACAACATCTTCTTCTTTATATGTACCAACAGTTGATGGAGTGATGTTTGCAATTGTAACACGTGGTTCATTACTCTCAGCAAGGTCAGATGCTAATTCAAAGTTTTCATCATCTGCATCAAGATTCTGTTTACGTGTATTTGCTGCTTTTTCCAATTCCGGATGACCAGGAAATACCCAATGTTTGTTGTTTGCATCAGTATCTTCCCAATAAGGACTTGTACCATTTGCACACATTTCAAGAAAATCCAATGGAGTAATACCGGGTGCTTTTTTTGGTAAGAAAACGTCTCTCCATGTGGTTGTGTCTTCGAGCCACTGTCTTGCAATAATTGGGTCGGCATGAAGTGGCGATTTACCACGAGTAGTAATGGCAGAAATCGATTTGTATGTTTTACCTGTCGCTTTCAGTATTGTATCTGCCATCGTAATGTTTAAGTCTGTACCATTCAAAGCATCAGCAAAGCTAACGCCATTCTGACTGTTAAAGTCATCAAGAACAGGAAACAATTTGTCAAGTGTGCCTTGGTTATTAAAATTGTGTTTGAATCTCCAGAATTTAATTCCGTCTTTTTCAACACCCTTATCAACACCCCTAACAATGTAGAATTTCTTAGCTTCCCACTTTCCGGCTTCAATGAAAATCTTTTTGTTGCTTTCGGAAATTTTCTTTTGAGCATCGGTCATATCATCTTTCTTGACATACTTTAAAGATGGGTCTTGTGTTGCAAGAATCTTTTTGGCTTTGTCACAAAGCGGACAATGAGCAGGAATCATCATAGGATTACCATTACCGTCAAGTACTTGTTTACCGTTTTCGTCAAGTTTTGGTACTTTTTTATCGTTATGGGCAGGACAGTAGATAACTGTACCGTGTTTAATTTTAGCACCAGCGATATTAGTATCCACTACATGAAAAAATGCTTCAGTAAAGAAGAATTTTGTTTTGTAAGGTAGAATCCTAAATATTTCTTTGATTTTTCGAGGAACGAAGTACTTTGCAAGTATTTCCTCTTTTGATTTGCGTTTGTTTTTTACCTGATTTTTCTGATAAGTAGAGAACGCTTCTCTAAAGTTGGTCAAATCACCATTTGTGGCGTTTGTACCGTTTACATTCGAATTTTCCATTTGTTTTTAAAAAATTACAGTTAAAGTTATTTTTACAATATATAATTGTGCTACAAATATAGCCTACATTTCCTATAAATACAAGAGTTTTTAAAAATATACTTGATTTTCAGAACTTTTTTAATAAATAATACCATCATTAACGACTGTAAATGACAACGTTTGCTTATTTTCATAGTAGTTACCATTTTTTAATCGTATCTGCAAATAATAATCTTGCGGAATTAACCATGATGTGTCCAAATCAAATTCATAACCATTTGATGTTCTGTTTACTGCAGTGTATGGTATGATATCTATCTCATATTTAGCACCAACAGTCGTATAAAGTCGATATTCTATATCCAAAGGTAAAAAATTATTCTGATTTGAATACAATTCTTTTATTGTTAAGCGAACTTTTCTGATATTTCCTGCTCTGATGTTCTCCTTTTCATTAATGCCCCAGAAATAAAAGAAATAATTTCTGAAATCAATTTCATTATTAAGATTAAACGTATAGTACTTATCTTGTGAAATCAAATAAAATTCGCCCTCAAATTCAGTGGTTCTACTATTAATAGTTACTGACCACACATCCCTGAATAATACTGCATCGGGAAAAGTTTGTGAATCTACATTTACCGTAATTTTATATACGCCTCTTGAAACATTTTGAATCGAATTACCTGTAAGTGTCTGAACAAGATTATCTTCCCAATCATAAATATCAACTTTATTTACTACGATATTCTGAGGAAAATTACCAATATTTACGTATAAGTACAAATCATTATCTTTATCCAAATAGAAATAATTTCTATCATCAACTATTTGGTCGTCAATCACAGTTTCAATGAATGGGTCGTAAAAAGTATTTGTATGTTTTGCATGAAATGCCACTGAATTACGATATTCAGTTTCAAGTGCTTCAATATCATCAGGAAATTTAATGCCAAGACCAAATGAACTGCCATTATATGCCGATGTTCCCGTATATCCTGTGCCAAAGAGTCTTTGATTAATATAATCGGTAATGTCAATTTCCATATTTTCATTACCAACTTCAAATGTTTGTGAGCCAATTATTTGAGATGTACCGCTAATATATGCGCCTGCAACTGTCCAACCACTTGCTGTTGTTCTTGCAGTCCAATTCGATGCCTGTTCGGGAATTTCTGGGAGTGGTTGTAAAGTATATAAATCTTGTTTATTTGAATACGTGAAATCATATCCGCTACCTTCTTGCCAATCTTGGTTTATATTGAAAAGGTCCAAACTAAAGGCTGTTGCTCTTTCGATAACAACACTATATGATTTTTTACCAATAAACTGTGGCGCATATCTGATAGTATTAGTCATATGCAGAACATGCTTAACTATTCTCTGCGGATTAATTAAACCTTGTGCAATTCTATCACGCAACCCCTGTAAATCGACATCAAAAATAAATCTGCTTACCTCTGCATTAAAAGTACCATAAGATATCTCCATTACGGGATTCTGTGAATTATTCGTAAGGTTAGCTTCGATTAACGTGTTATTCTTAGAAAAATATGACCTATATATTGACATATTGCTTTTCTATATAAATACCGCATAAACAAAAAAGACTACACTTGGTAGTCTTTTATTGTTGGAATTATTTCATTTTATTTAATCAGATGCTTAACAAGAATCTGTACGGCTTCTTTTTTACTCATTCCTGTTGGAACATTCGAGTTACTTAGTGTCTTTTTAGCAGTACGAATTTGTGCTTCAGTAATAATGGGTTTAGAAGAACTTAAACTTTCTTTAATACCATGTTGTGCAAGTATTTTTTGTGCTTCTTCTTTACTCATTCCACCCATTACACCTACCATCGCATCTGGCATTTTCAATGTTTTTCTTGCAATCTGAATTTGATGCCATGTTGCAGGGTCTCTTTGTTTTAATTCGCTTTCAGCAGATTCGTTTTGTTCCCAATTTGGTTCTTCATGTGCTTTATTTTGACCATATTGAAATGCATTATTGTTTGGCTTTTTACCAAATGCTTGTGTTTGACCAGGATTTTTACCTACTTCATGTGCTTGTGGCTCTTCTCCCGGCTGATAAATTTCGCCAAGTTCATCTTCTTTCTTTGGTAATTCTGGGTCATCTGTTACTGATGGTTGGTCTTCTGCAGAAGGTTCGGGTGTATTTGCAATATCACTTTGTGGTTCTTCAAGTTCTTCTTCACCTTCAATTTCATCGCCAACATTATGAGGTTTGAAACCCAATAACATATCCGTAGTTTCTTTATCATCACCATTAGCATCTGCGCTTGCATTTGCCTGTGCTGAATCTTCGGGTGTATCTTTTGTTGTATAATACTCTGGGTCTTCTGTAAGGTGGTCCAAAGTGATTTCCAAAGCATACATTGGGTCATCACTATGCTCCATTTCGACTTTCAATCCCATTAGTATTTGCTCTTGACTGAATTCCATTGGTGATTTTCCTTCACCTTTACCGCCAGGAATTAATTCACCTTGCTGTTCTTTATCTTGTGCAAGTTGGTCGATATTATCAGTTTCTGGCTCTGCAGACATACCGTCATCCTTCGGTAACTCTTCCATACTACCCGTTGAAGGTTCTGATGTGCTACCATCCTGTTTATCTTCAGGAGCAGACATCATTTTACGCATTGGTGAATCTGGATTCATAAACATACCATCCATTTCTTTCCAACCCTCTGGATATAAGTCTGGATTATCTTTTTCAACTTGGCTTTGTTCTGGCTTTTCTTCTTCTGCAACTTCGGCAGGTTCTTCTACTGGTCGTTCTACGGGTTTAACAATATTAACGTGTTGTTTTGCCATATCTCTTTGAGCAACGCCCTTTTCCCCGTATCCGCTTGGAACTTCTGGTAAGCCGGAAATATCTTCATCGCCATATACTTCTTCTTTAATGTCAAATGATTTCATTTGACCAGAATTTTTCAAATAATCTCCATGTCCAGTTTCAGGGTCTGATGGTTCATTCGACTTTGACATATCATACTGTAAACCAATATAACCAAGACGTGAATTCCATGTCATTATATAGTCATCCTTTTCATAAGTTTTATCTTCACTACCATGACTTAATTCTTGTGAACCTTGATGTTCGCCAGGATAGTGCCATTGTTTAAGATACTCTAAAGCTGCATCAGGACCTTCTCTGTCAAGTCTTTCAAGTGGTTCAAATGCTTCATCACCCTGTAAGAAAACTACATCTTCATATTTGTCTCTGTCAGTACTTTCTGCTATTTTTACTGAAGTTTGAGGTTTTTTCTTTTTCTTTGGATATAAAGATTGTGATTTTGGTTTAAATTTTGTACCTAATTGCTTAAACGGAGAATAGCTATCTTCACTATCCCATTCTTTAGGTTTCTTTTCTTTTTCTTCGGCTAAAAAGGGTTCTGCAACTTTAGAAACTGCTCTTGTATTTCTTGGCTTAGATATTCCTGCCATTTTATCAAGTTCTGCCATTATTTCTGTAGTGGTTGGAGAATAATTGGGATTTCTTTGTCTTGCTACAATTGCATCATATGCTTGATATATTTTTGCCTTCTTCTCATCCGATACTTCGGGAGTAGGTTCATTATCAACAGGTAATTCATCATCAATTGTTGGCACTTCCTCTGGTTTTTCTGGCTGTTCTTCCCCTTCAGGATTTTCGGGTTCAAGAGTATCAACATCTGAACCCAAGCCATAACCGCTATCATCAGTTTCATCGCCAAATTCGTTTTCTTTAACATTAAGTGGACCTGCTGATGGTGGAATTATTAACCTTTGTGCGGGTTTATCAAGTTCATTCACGGGTGTTAGATTTTCTACACCACCCTCTAATCTTTTCTTTATTCCACCGACAACCTTTGCAGCATTACCATAATTTCTTCTAATCAATCCCTTATATTTTTTACCGTTGATTTTAAATATCAGCCAAAAGGTTTCTTTTGCTTCTGATGGTATAATGTCCAGTAATTCAATGCCTGCTTCTTTTAATGCATCCCTAAGAATATATTGATTAGTTACACCCAATTCTTTTGCTTGTGGATATAATGGTCCTGCACCTGCACTACCGGGATTATGAAATAAAGCATTAAGGTCTTCTTTAACAAACTTATCAAGTTCAGGTGATTCTACTCGTACAGAATCATTAGTTGGTTTTTTATCGGCATAATTCTTACCAGTTTGCATTCTATCAAAACTATTCTTACCAAATGGAATTGAATCAATTATTCTAATTGCTTCTTGAAGTTCTTCAGCACTTGGTTGTTGAGGTCCTTTTACATCAATATATTTATCAACAATATCAAACAATTCGTTAGTATATTGACTATTAAAATTTTGTAAATCGCTTTCATCTAATTCAAGTGTCTGACCACCATTAGAACCAACATATTTAAAATTCTGTATTTGAACACTTTGAACATCGTAAACACCTTCTTGGTCGCCATCAGTGAAAGTTAATTTGAAAACAAACGTGTATTCATTTTTATTGCTATCAACACCAACAATTTGAACTGTGCTGTTGTCGTCAGTCATCTGTACTGTGGTATTATTACCACCGCCACCTTGAATTGATAATTGACCGCTTCTTAAGGCTTGAAAACCTTTTGCTAATGCCGTTTTGCCATCTACAGGACCAAAACCCAAATCTTCGTTTAGTTTTACTTTATTGACATTTTGAAATATTTCAACAAGTCTACTTTTGCTACCAACTGGCTTATATATTCTCATATTTTCATTCTTTTTTACTCAAAAATTATTGGATTTGCTTGACCAAATTCTCTCATCGCTATTCCAGCAAACGCATTTGCTTCGTTTTCCACATTACTACCTGTTTCAGTAGAATTTGGCTTTAGTATTCCTTTTATTCTTTGTTCATTATGTTTTAATTCATGTGCCAGTGTTCTCAGAACATCAGCTAAGTTTCTATTTATTGCAACTACCCTTAATTCGTTTGTCTCTGGTGTATATTTACCAAAAGATTTCATACCCGGTGCTTCTTTTTCATCATACGATATTGCAATCTTTGGCATCTGGTCATCAGATATATCGAGTTTCTTCTGCACAAAGGCAACAAATTTGTTAATAACCTCTTCTTTCTTCTCTTTTGGAAGAATTTGTTCATTAAGATTATTAACTCTTTTCAACATTTCAAAGAGTCTTTGCGGACTACCGTATGCATGAAATACCCTCACTATTAATATTCATTAAAACTATTTTGCACATCAGTCTTGGACTGTTGTGGTAAATCATCAAAATCCGCAATGAACGTACCATCAGGTAATTCTCTTACACCTTTTTCATGTTCTGCTTCACGTTTCTGACTGAACCAGTTACCCGACCAAAAATCATTTAAGTTAAAATAATACGGATAACTTACATTTTTTTTGCTCATAAGTTTCTCAGTATTAGTTGGTTCACGAACCTCTTCAACGTCAGCATTAAGAGTTTCCAATTTGGCATTTAATCCCTGTACGGTTGCATTAAGACCTTCTAATTGGTCATGAATGCTTTTCATTGCTTCAATATTATGTTTAATTATATCATTCTGAATATCATCGACTTGTTCACCTGCTTCGGGACCGCCCATACCCATAGGGTCTACACCCATACCATTTGGGTCTGCTGGTGGTTCTGGCATTGTACCGCCACCTGCTGTCGGAGCATCTGTTCCCGGAGGGGGAGTTTCTGCGGGTGGACCTGCGGGTGGTTCTGGAAGTGCACCCGGAGCACCTACATTACCTGCAGGTGGTTCGCCTGCCATACCCAATGGTTGGTCATTAGAAGGTGCTGGGGGCACTGCTCCACCGCCTGGTTTAGGTGCATCTTCTTGGTCACCAGCTTCGTTCTGAAAATTTGCACCTGCTGGCACAGGTTGACCATCTTCCGTATTATAAACTTCTGTAGGAAGATTGTCAAATTGCTCATTAGCACCTACCAAAGGACGATATCTTGGCGATTCGTTTACTTTATAGCCAACACGATATTTAAACTTTCTAAGTCCTTCCTCAAAAAGTTTATTCTTCTTTTCATTTTTCATCTAATGAATATTATTAATATTGTTCTCTTAATAATTGTTTGCCGTCCTTAGTAACATAGATATGGTCAAGACGTTCAATCAAGCCTTCTCTTTCATCAAGAACGACTTTTTTGACGTTTGCATTCTTTGCCTTTGCAATTTCTGCTAACGCAATTTCTTCTTCCGTTAAGGGAGTTTCAACAAAATTATCAAGTGCTTTTTCTACTTTATTTTCCATAGTACTTATAATTATTTCATATAAATACTATGTTATATTCAATTTGACAATATCGTAATTAGATATCTTTTAAGTAGAGCAAAATTTGGTAGGATTTTATAGTAAGACTGATAGATACTGCCCTCTGGGTCATCAAAACATTTGG